AAGCGATCAAATGTGAAAGATTTGAAAGCCTGCAATCCGCCAACGAGGAAGGTTCGAAACCAGGAACCTTCGCTAGTCGTCGATATGACGATTAGACTGCCACACCTGTCCAATGGTGGTATGGTAGCCACTAGCATGCATTTTCCCCCCGGTGCTACGGGAGCTGAGCTTACAAGAAGCTCGGGGAATTTGGTGCTCTCGGCCATGACGCAAGCGTGTCATGGGGTTGAGCTCTCAAACTCGACCAAGGTTATTGCGCGCTCGCTGTGCGTAGTCTTTGTCGCCAGGCGTTCGTTAAACGATACCTGGTTTAGCGACAAGACATGGGGGAAGTTTGTTAAGTCGATGCGTCAGACGGTTCTCAATTTAGAGTCCGTGCTGTCAAAGGGACAGTGCCCTCAGGCCTACGCAAAGTATTGGCTCGACAAACTTTTGGCTAAGGGTGTAAAGGACCAAAATCCTTACCCTGAGCCTAGGGAAGAGGAGTGGAAGGCACTCCCCCTCTTCGGATCATGGTGTCGGAGGTACGTGTCCAGGAGAATAGCTTCTAGAGATAGAAGCTTCGCTTACTCCCTGCAGAAGGGATGTAAGTTCTCCTGGCCCGAACTTCCGGCCTCGCAAATGGTAGGTTCCTTGATGGATCACCATGATCGTATATGTACGGGAAAACCGGGCCGTGTCCTATCGGTTGAGGTTGAGGAAGAGCTTATGAGGACGTCCACTGAAATTTTTGAAAAAATCAATAAACAGTCGTTCAGTAAGTTCATTCCTTCGACCTCTGCGACCATGGAGAACACTCGCGCCAATGGTGGCGGTTTAGCCCATTACCCAAAGTACGTTTTTCCTGTGCCAGCACCTACTTTCCTTCATGGGAAGTTAGCAGCCTTGGGAGGCTTGCGAGAGGTGGTGCGGACATCGGAGGAGTGGCGGAAGACGAACTTCTTGTCCTCTCTCGATGAGGTGGTAAACCTTTATAATGAAGGTACGGCTCTTGACATGGGGGTTCAGGCGATCCCGGAGCCATCCAAGTTTCGTATAATTACGAAAGCTCGGACGGCTCTGGTATCTTCTGTACAACCAATTCAGGGTTCACTCATCGACTGTTGGAAGCAAAATCCTAGTTCGACCATGCTCCACGATGATCTAACGGAAAAAGTAAATGAGATGTGGTCCACGAGACCCGCAGGGTTTGACCTGTGGGCCTCCGCAGATTACAAATCAGCTACTGATCTGTTACCTCGTGCGGCGACGTTGGCCTCCTATAGGGGGGTCCCTAAGTTTAGTGGATGGGAGTGGGGATATCTCTCACTACAACCTGGTAGCATCTCCTACCCTGTTCCTACTCAGAAGTTCTTAAATGAAATTCCTGAGGCTGACCGGAATAAATATTCTGGTGGCTGGGATCAGCAGGTGGAAGGGCAATTGATGGGTCATCCACTTTCGTTTCCGCTTTTGTGTTCTATCAACCTCACTGTTTATCGTTTGTCCCTTAAGCGTTGGGTGGCCGCTGCTCCAGATGAAATGAGCAGGTGGTTACGCCAGGGCCTTCTTCACACTTTGTGGAAGAAGGCATTAATTAATGGGGACGACCTTCTGTTCTTGTGTAACACTGAGTTGTACGAGATCTTTAAGAAGGTTTCAGCTGAGGTTGGGTTTCAGCTTTCCGCAGGTAAGAACTATCTATCCCCGGACACAGCTATGATCAACTCACAGCTGTTTGTCCTCAGAGGAGGGAAGATGGTTCGCGTCGGATACCTGAACCAAAGGATAATGAACGGGCACGCCCTTAAATCGGGCAATTCGTTGGCTACCCCTACCCAAATTGGGCGGGAGCTCTCACGAATGGTTAAAAGTTGTCCGTGGTCCCGCTGCGTGATTCCTGACGCCTTCAAGCGTTGGGAGAGTCTTTTCTCTGGACCTATCCGGCCGAATTGGTACATTCCAGTTCATCTGGGTGGCTTTGGGGTGGACCCGGCACTGGCCCCACCTAGTCTTCGGATTACGCGTGGTCAGCGTCTTCTCGCAGCTCGATTTATTAATAATCCAAAGTTGGCTTTGTTTAAGTCGACAGGTTTCAGGATCCCTCGCTCCGAATACGTCCACGCTTTCCGAGATGTTCGGATGATTGTGGGCGATTATGTTCGAGAACCAGGCGAGGTTGAGGCCGACCGTGATCCTTGGCTTGAGAAGTTTTGTTATCTTGAGCAACTTAGGAGCGGTGTAGAACGGTGTAAAGAACTTTCAGAAGTTTCACTAACAAGGAGGCTTT